AAACTAAGGTTTAAAGCTCGTTGTGCTACAGTCCATGCCTTTGTTAAAACAGTCATGATTTTAGTTTGAATAGCGGCTCTCTTTTGTGCATTCGTGAACAGTTCTATAGCTGCTGTTGTAACAGCAATAATCTTTAACGTAGCAAAGGCAGCTGCTAAGCCTAAAATAACAGGTGAAAGGTATTCCCATCCTGCAATCGCACTAATTACACTCTTGGCTAAATCCGCTACAGGTTTAAGTACAGAAGAAACACCATTAAAGGCATTCGTAATAATACCTTTAAATATCTGTGAATGCTCCCATGAATCTTGTAAAGCAGCCCCTACAGCGACAAAAGCACCAGCTAATACCATTGCACTTCCCGCAACAGCCGCAAATCCAACTACATACGGACCGATAAGAGGCCATAATCCAGCAAAAGCTGCTCTTAGACCTTTAAAATATCCAATCCCTATAGCAAGTGGAGAAAGTAAGACTAAAAACGTACTCGTCAAATAAGCAAACATACCTGCCATTGTTGTGATAGCTGGGCTGATAGAATTTAGCCAGTTACCCACTTCGCCAATAGCTGTACCAATTTTTACGATTACAGCGGCTATTTGTCCCCATGTATCAACGAACGGGGTTAAAGCATCTGCCCAGGTTCCCTTAAAGTCCTCAACCGCTAACCCTAAAGGCTTTAACTCACTTTGAAGTTGTTTAACCTTCAGTTTCGTTTGCTCTCTTAGCTTTTCAAGCTCTGTTACAGCCGCTTGTCTAGCTAATTGATGTTTTTCTCTCCATAAGGCAACGTATTTATTTAATTCTGGTTGAGACATCTTATTTAAAGCGGCTATTTGCCCAGCAGCTTCAGGTCCCATTTTTCGCAAACTAGCAATGAATCCTTCATCTAATCCTTTTGAGGCTAGGTTATTGAGGTTCTTTGACCAATCCCTCATCACTTTTACTTGGCCTTGTAGGTTAGAAATAAGTTGTTGAGGACTCGTTTTTTCTAACTGGACCTTTTCGAACAATCCCCAGGTATCAATGATTTCCTGTGTTCGTTTATTTACAGCATCTCGATAATCCGTCCAAGCCTGAGCCTGAGCCGCTAGATTATCAGAGACATCGGGCCCCATAGCTGCATTTGCAACAATGGCAGTGAATCCCGCCCAGGCAACACCAGCAGCGAGCAATACCATTTGCTGACGCATAAGTCCTTGCGTAATCACACCTATCATGTCCTGAAGGTCTTTCATCTTCGCATTAGGTCCAAGCATTTCTAGCGCAATCTGAGCGGCACTACCCTGTCTAGCCATACGCTCTAAACCGCTCGTAATGTTTAAAAGTGGCTTATTGGCCCGTGTTAAAGAATTACCGAACTTATCATAGTTCTTAGCGATCTTTTCACTTTGTCCACTCATCGCACTCATAACAGCAACTTGTTGTATGATACTTTGTCGGCCCGCTACATTGGCGTTAATCATGGCATCAGAGACTTTTTTATGTTCCTTACCTAACTTATATATCTCATCCATAAATTCGCCTGTCGTGCCCTTATAATCGCCCATTTGATTCCCTAGTTTGAACATGTTCTGTTCAACATCCATCAAATCACGTTTATATTTCATCATATTGTTATGATTATCAATAAGAGATTTACGCATTTCCTGAGACATAGAAGACCATTGATCAGCTAAATGGGTAGCAGACATTCCCATTGTGCTAGATAACTTACGCGCAACATCACTTTGACGACTTATGTAGTCAGTTAGTGCTTGAGATTCGTCAATCATGCCACGCATAGCTCTTTGGTGTTCTCTGCTCATCCTTTGACTATCGTTGCCCATCGCTTCCGTATTTCTACGGTGCTCATTAGCCATTTGTTGAGTATCATTCGTCATAGCTTCGGTAGTTTTCCGATGCTCTTGGCCCATTTTCTGACTCTCATTACTCATAGCTTCAGTATTTTTTCGATGTTCTTGATGCATCCGCTGGCTATCATTGCCCATTGTCTCAGTGTTCCTACGGTACTCATTCGCCATCTTATGTGATTCACTCTGAACAGTATCAGATTGATTACGGAAGGTTTCACCCATATGTTCAAATTCTTGACTAGTAGAGCGGCTATTTTTTTGCATTTCTTGATTCATTCTCTGGACTTCATTACTAGTTGATCTAGCCTCTTTAGCAACCGTACTGCTCATTTTTTGAACATCACTAGCGGCTGACTTACTATATTGTCTAGTCGTCTGGCCCATTTTTTGGACTTCACTAGTAGCAGATTGAGTATAGAGAGTAAATGTCCGCCCTAGCTTCTGAATTTCTCTAGCTGTTGTTTGCGCTTCATTCTTGAACTCATTCATGGTATCTGTAATTTCTTTTATGGGGTTAGCATCGGCTGTTACTTCAATACCAACGGCGAGATTACGAACATCTTCCACATGTTTTCCTCCTTTCCTCAAAAATTAAATATCGGACATAAAAAAGAACACCGCTTTACTTTTTCTTGTTAGCGGCGTTCTCTTTATCCGTTTGTACATCAATAGCGGCATTCACCATATATAGCTGTTTCTCTGACATTTCAATTGCTTCTGAATAAGAGATAACCTTGGCGACAATAGGGCGCCAAAAATGCCATTCTCTTTTCACTAAATTTTTATAGAAATTAAGACTCTGATGTTGTCTTTCCTGTTCTAAGAAAGGTAGAGGCTTCTTTAATTAACTCTTCATATCCGTCATGAGCTTCAATACCTTTTTCCTCGTTACCATCGAAATAATCCCAGCTTACTTTTGGATCCACCACTACATGTTTGAAAATCTCTTCTGCAAACTTTTCACTTGAGAAACGACCTTCACTCATTTGGCAGCGGTCTTGAATTTGAGTAAAGCCACGTTGACCTGGATGTTGTAATGTAAATGTTGTTCCTTCGATTTTTACTTGTTTTTGAGTTCCTAATTTAGTAGCCATTTTAAAAATCTCTCCCTTGTAATGTAAATATAAAGAAGCAGCCCGGTTAGACTGCTTCGTAATATTGTTATTTTTTTGTTTTTTATGATTGTTCGATTGATTCTTGATCATTAAGCCTCAGTATAATCAAATACCTGGAACTCGTACTCGCGAGATCCTGACTCTTCTTCATATTCTTTACTTGGCGACTTTTTAATAAGCGCTCTTGTTCCACCTGATTTTTCTGTTTTCCCTTGTCCATCCGGAGCTGTTACCCAAATAGGGAATGGAGTTAATGATTTAGCCTTTTGTTTTAAAAAGGTATTAGACGGTGACTCCTGTAGCACTGTAAGTGTAATGGTTCCAAGAGGATTATTTGTTTTAGAAATAGCTATATCCCCTTGAGCACCTATTTTTGAAGAAAAAGATTCTTCATCTTTCTCAGAGCTTACAAACGAACCATCTGCAAAACCCGTGATAAAGCGACCATCTACAGTAACAGTAACCAATTTAGCATCATACATATTGTTCTATTCCTCCTTCTTATCCGGCAATTTGCCCTTTGATTTTCGCTTCGTGAATAGCTCCCGCTAACTCTAATGAGAAAGATAAGCCATTGTAAACACGAGCGGCACGATCTTCTGCAGGTGTTTCAGTTCTAGATACAGTTTCCACTGTATAGATTGGGTTACCTTCCTCATCCTCAGCAATAATACCTTGTGTGTACCCCTTTTGAAGAACTGTTGTAACAGCACCATTTAATAAGGCAATTCCACGATTATCAAAAGATACTTTTCCATTATTCGCAAAAGCTTGTTGGACGCTATTTTCAATGTTCACTTTGAGCCATGACTTACCGTGAATAACGTCAATGTATTCACCGCTTGCTGTAATACCTTCACTAGTTTGAGGAGTACCAGCTTTTGTTACATAGGTATTACCACCAGCATCATGAATAGCTTTTAACTCATCTGCATTCATATCAACAGGTGTAATACCCGCTAACGTTTTAAACTTCCATGTGATTGAACCGACATCCACGCTACCTAAAGCACCTACAGCGGCTGCTTCTAATTGATCTGTTGGGTGATAGTAAACCATAACGTAGGCATAGTTCTTCACTTTAAATGCGTTTAGATTGGCTACAGATGTAACCTTTACCGCGTAGAACTTCACTTTCTTACCTTCTACGTAATCAGCTACCGCAATTTCATCTGCAAGCTCAACACCAGCAGTTACAACAAAGAACCAATCATTATCAAAGTACTTTCCTAACGCAGCAACAGCAGTTTTGACCGTAGTACCAGCTGGATCGTACGTAGCAATAGCTACAGAAGCAGGACGATTTTCTTGCCCTAAGATAGCGGCAGCCTTTTTATAGGCTTCTGTTGTAGAAGCGAAATCAGGCTTTACATCTTCAATGTCACTATAATTCTTAATCGTACTAGCACCCGTTTTTTGTGTAATAATGAGCGGTTTACCTAAACCAACTAAACCGGATGGCTTGGATAATTCAATACTTACGGTTACGTCTTGTAACGCCATATTTTATACCTCCTATATAGGTGGGATTTGAACAGAGTTGATAGAGTCAATTTCTCGTCTATACTGCTCCGCTAAACGGATTCTCACGTCAAATCCTTGTTTATATTCATAACTTTCAAGTAAGAAAGTGGTTCTGGACTCAACATCCCCTACCTTTAATACAACAATCTGTTGCTCTTGTAGGAATGTTCGACCAAAAAAAAGAAACCATTTGTGAATGGTTTTTGCGTACTCAATGGACTCTTCTTCAGTTTCAGCAAAGATGTTAAGAGAAAGCACTTGTTTATACCGCTCTTCTCTTACGTGATAGGATTTATCAGCAGTATCCTGTATATATTCACTCCCCTGACCTTCTCCGCTTCTTATGTAAGGAGAAGTAATCTTTATGGTGCCATATGGTAGGGTAGGGATTTCTTTCGTAGTATCAGCAGGAATAATAAGAAACTGTGTGTCTTTTGAGACTTGCTTCCTTACTATTTCAAGTATACTCATGCCTTTTTACCTCCCTTATCACGCCATGCAGCATAGTAAATATAGACATCCGCATAATCACTGTAATCCTTAAAGCTTTGAATCACGTAGCGGTCTGATTTATATTCGATTTCCTGATTCAGTACCAGTGGTTCCAATACATATAACTTTTTAGATTTTTCACTATAAGTACCTTGGGGAGCGTATTTAAGATCATCTTCACTAAGAGGAAGAAGGATACCCACCATTTGCGCTGGAACAATCGTGTTCTCTTCATATTCCATTGTGTCTCTATTCCATCCGCTTTTTCCAGTAGGGTTATAAGCCGTAAATTCTACTTGAAACTCTTCAATAAAATCAGCGAATTCAAATTGCTTACTCATTACTCAACCTCATGACGAATAGATCCAACTAATCTACCTGTATCAAT